GTGAAAGACAATTTTAAACCGGGTGATTTAGGCCGCCGCGATGCCGACAGAATGAGACGCTACCGTGAATTACTGGATTTTTACCAGGGGGTGCAATGGCCGGAAAGGGAACGGCGGGGCGAGAAACGCCTGACGTTCAATTATGCCCGGGTCGTAGTGGACAAAATGGCTTCTTACCTGATGTCCGGCGTGAAGTTTGTGGTCGACCCCGGGGAGGATACCGCTGCCGGCAGAGAAAAAGCACGCCGCGCCGAAGCCGTACTGCAGGAGGTTTACGACACGAACGGCCTGGAGCAATTGGATTTCGAAACCGAAATCGATTGTTCCGTGCTGGGGGACGCGGCCTATAAAGTAATCTGGGATACCGAAACCGGTGCGGTCAGAGTTACTGCGCCGGATGTACAGGGTATTTATCTCTGGCAGGGCGGTGACGACGCGGCCAAAGTCCGGCAGGTGGCTTCGCGGTATTACCTCGATGTGGACGTTGCGGCGGCGATGTACGGCGTCAAACCAAAAGGGAAAACCGCCACCGTGGTGGAAATGTGGACAGCTGACGAATTTGAACTTTGGGTGGACGATACAAGGCTGGAGCAGCAGGCCAATCCCTACGGCTTTATCCCCTTTGTCATTTTTCCTAATGTGCGCGAGCCGAAAAAAATTGGGGCGCTTCCGACCTGACGCAACTCATGGAACCGCTGCGGGAATTTAACCGGGCGATGTCGCAGCTATCACGTATCCTGGAATTGTCCGGGAACCCGGTGGCGGTGCTGGAAAATGTCGAGGAATCCGAAGATATTGCGGTTAAGCCGGGCGCGGTCTGGAATATTCCAGAATCGGCTAAGGCCTATCTGCTGGATTTACTGCAGGGCGGCGGGGTGCAGCTGCACCTCGATTATATTAATCTCTTATACCGCACGATGCATGACGTTTCGGAGTCGCCGCGGGCGGCTTTCGGCGGGAACGAGACCAACCTTTCCGGCGTGGCCCTGGAAATGGAACTGCAGCCGCTGCTGCAGAAAGTAAACCGGAAGCGGGCCATCCGAACCGTGGCCTACAATCAGCGGAACCGGATGATTCTGAACTTAATGGAGAAATACCACGGGGATGATTTCGGCGAATATAACCTGAGAGTGGTCTGGAGTCCGGTGCTGCCGCGCGATATGACGCAGATGGTGGCAAACGAACAGGTGCTGGTGCAGGGCGGGATTCATTCTAGGCATACCGCGATGTACGAAGTGGGCGTCAAGGACCCGGAGACGGAATTTGCCCGCTGGCTGGAAGAAAGGGATGCCATTTTAAAAATGAACCGTGATTTGAATGTGAGACCGTCTAAAGGAACGGCTGGAGAGTGAGCGATTACGCCGGGTTTAGCGGTCAGCAGATAAATTTAAGGAGGGAAAAATGACAGAGGAAGAGAACAAAGAAAACCGCCGGGAAGATGATTCCGGTACGGAACCGGAACCGAAAGCGGTCGGGTTTGCGCAGATAATCGCGGACAAAGACACCGAAATCGCCGCCCTGCGGAAATCGGAGAGCGAACTGAAAGAAAAGTTAGCGGCAGTCTCCCGGTTGTTTAACGAAGCGGTTGCCAGCTATAAAAACCGGGTGCTGGAATTGAACCCCGAAATTGCCGGGGAACTGATTGCCGGGGAGACGATTGAGGCGGTGAACGATTCCCTGGAAAAGGCCATCAGCCTGGTGGGACGGGTAAAGAAATCTGTCGAGAAAGAAATCGCGAATATCAAAGTGCCGGCCGGCGCGCCCGGCAGGCGGGCTGCCGATTTATCGGCGCTGTCACCGCGGGAAAAAATTCAATACGCAATAGGAGGTAAAAAATAATGGCACTGACATTAGCGGAAGCATCCAAATTATCCAATGACATCCTGCTCCAGGGCGTGGTAGAGACAATTGTGAAGGAATCCCCGATTTTACAGGTGATGCCATTCATCGAGATTGTCGGCAACGGGCTGACATACAACCAGGAAAAAACTTTGCCGGACATTGATTTTTACGATGTCGGCGATAACTGGAGCGAATCAACGCCGACCTTCGAACAGAAAGTTGCCAACCTGAAAATCATGGGCGGCGACGCGGATGTAGACAATTTTCTGAAAGCCACCCGGAGCAATGTGCAGGACCTGGAAGCCGCGGTGGTGGAACTGAAAGCCAAAGCGTTGCGGAACAAGTTCGAAGACACTTTCATTTATGGCGATTCGGCCGGCAACGCCAAACAATTCGACGGTTTGAGAAAACTGATTAACACCGGCACGCCAAGTCCGCAGGTGATTGCGGCCGGCGCCGGCGGCGCAGCGCTGACCCTTTCGCTGCTGGACCAGTTGATCGACGCGGTGCAAGGCGGCAAACCGGACATGCTGCTGATGAGCCGGCGTTCACGGCGGAAAATCAATGCGCTGGTCCGGGCATCGGGCGGGATGATGGAATCCAACCGCGACGCCTGGGGCAATTTCGTCCAGTACTGGGACGGTGTGCCCATTTGTGTCAGCGACTGGATTTTGGATACGCATGTGCTGGCCGGCGGCGTGGAGACGGGGACAACCGGCGGCGCCTGTTCCTCGATTTACGCTTTGCAGATGGGCGAAGGCGCGCTTTGCGGACTGACGGCGCCCGGTTTTGTGACGGTGGAACCGATTGGTTCGCTGGAAACGAAAGACGCCAGCCGCAACAGAATCAAATGGTACGTCTCGCTAGCGCTATTCAGCGCCATCAAAGCCGCCGCGCTAATCGGCGTGCAGGATAACTAAAACAAGCAATCAGCTTTCAGCTGTCAGTGTTCAGCCCATCCGGTTGATAACTGACGGCTGAAGGCTGCTGAAGAGGTGAAATATGAACTTAGTAGACATGAGGGCGATTGTAAGGCGGGACCTGCACGATGAAGACGCCAATAATTACCGCTGGACGAATGATGAACTGGACCGGCACATCGGCCATGCGGTGAAGGATTACTCAGAAGCCGTGCCTTATCAGCAAAAAACAGTTAAGGCAACAACTTCCGGCTCACGGGAATTGATATTTCCGCTCTGAGCGACCGGATAATGGTTGAAGCGGTGGAATACCCGGCGGGGATGTTTCCCTGCAGATTCCAGCGTTTTTCGTTGTGGGGCGATACCGTTACTTTACTTGGTGACGAGATTCCGGACGGTTCGAACGCCTGTATTTACTACGGCCAACTGCATACACTCAACGTCAGCACTTCGACGATTGCAGCCTGGCAGGAAGACTTGATTACCACTGGTGCCTGCGGCTACGCCGCCGTGGAGTGGGCCGTTTATGCCATCAACCGCGTTAACACCGGGGGAGACGCAACATCCGGCGAATTACTGAACTGGGGCAAAGAGAAACTGGCGTTCTTCCGTCTGGAACTGAAAAGACTGGGCCGGAAAAACCGGGTGCGGGTGTGTTCCCTTTACCGTCCTTTTCACCGGCAGGTATCAAAAACCACCGATTACGGGCCGGCGGGGAAGGAATAAAAGATGAGGACATTATCAGCGACATTGCTGGCAGCGCAGCGATCGGCCAGTCACACCCCCGCGGTAAAAATTGAGGTTAAAAACAAGATGACCGGCGTGACCCGCCTCAACTGGGAGAGGTTATACCGGGGCAGCGAAGACGAATATTTTCATGGGATGACTGTGGCGGGGGACGGTTCGCTAATCAGGGTTCGAATTACCTTACCGGCCGATGGGCGGAAACTATACTGGCAGCGGACGGCAAGCCCCGGTTCTCAATCAGATTTCAGCGTCTGGACTTACGCCAATCAGTATAACTGCCTGGCGGCAGCCGCAGCCGCGCACGGCAACGAAGTTTCCATTTTCTGGATAAACGGCAACCGTGAATTGAAACGTTTGAAAAGCACGAATTACGGCGCCAGCTGGCTGAGCGAACTGCTCAAT